CCTGTAAAGGTTTCTGAAGCCACATCTGCCTTTGAGTTAAGAGCTGTCTGTACTGTAGTAAACTCTGTATTAAAGTCTGCACCAGAAATTACTTTGTTTGCATCTGAGTCAGCTAGTGCATCCTTTCCAGACCAAGAAACTGCTAATGTATAATCTGCCATTATCTTATCTTCCCTTGTTTATGTAATAAAGTTAAAGTTTGTAGAGAGGCATCATATCCATTACTCTCTATATCTATCGCTATTTTTATGTTCTTAGCTGAACCTGTAAGTGGTGTCCTATATTCTTTCAATCCAAATATAGGTGCATAAGTAGAATTAGATGGATGTACCGCAGCATCGTGTGTATGTGTTGCTGTTGTCGCTCCATATAAAGACGAGGATGCACCATATAAAGATGTCGTACCAGTTGTCACAGGATTCAGAACTATAGAAGTTGTCGTAGATGGTGCAGGGCTAAAATCCTTATACCACTTTATACCCATAGTCGCACCAGAACCACCTTCCAGTACCATAAATAATCTTTTCAATAGAGACGCTGATACAGATTCACCTAAGTTTACCCATACTGTTTCAAATGAACTCGTATAAGAAGCATCCGTATAAGTAGAAGCACCTGCTAAATCAGTATCATACCATTTTTCATATCCAGCCAGACTACCATCTTGTTGTCCTACTAATAAACCATATGTATCTGTATATGTTAAACTCGCTGGTTCTCTATCATTATCAAAAGACCAAGTAGTTATTCTAGGTCCACCATTCGGTGTCAGATGTTTGAAGTCAAAAACATAATTTATATTCTTGTCTACAAAAGACATAATATAAATACCTTCATTCTCTACATAAGCAGATTTAACATTTGTACTATTTCCTATATTTCTTATTAATGTATCTTTAATATTAAGAGATAAGTCAGTCAGAGGAACTTTATCCTTCTCTGTAGTACGAGCTAGAGACCTAAGACCAGTAGCAGATAAGAATACTAAATCATCACCTATATGCTGTATGGAATCTCTAGCGACACAACCAACTCCTCTGATAACTTCATTGAGTTTCATACTCGCTATTACATCTGGACTCTCATATATAGCTATGTTCTGCTTGCCAAATACTGCGAGCTGACCATAAAAAGGTGCTATAGCTACTACTTCATCTTGTCCCCATACATTCTTTAAATCGAAAGAACCACCGTTTGAAGCACCGTTCTCTGCTGTAGTCCTGAAATCATCACTATCTAGAAGAGTAGAATAATGTACTACATCTTTCTCTTCTGTAACTCCACCTACCCACATACGACCATAGAAGCCTATACCACAGCTAGGCTTAAATTCACCTGAAGTTACACTAGATGGTCTATGTGAATTATCATAAGCTGCCCATTTAGAACCAGCACCTAGAGCACCATCATATCTCTGTGGTACTATACTAGCGTGGAAAGCATTTAACCTTCCATTGAAGTTTACAAATTGCCAATCACCTGTTGAGCTTCCTACTGTGTGTTTAACATCATCACCACTACTAGGAAATGCTGAAGCAGGTGAGGTAAAATCTACTGTATATATAGATGTACCATAACTAGCAAATATCTTCTTCTCTCCTTGGTCATCGTGTTCTATCAGAGAACCTATCGCTGTACCACTAGGTGCTACTTTCTGTTTCAAACCCTTCCTGAAAGATATCCTTCCATTCTCTCTTAGGACTATATTCTCAGCTTTAGTCAACCAAGTGTTATCTAAAGTCGCAGGATTATCCTGTGTATTTAGACCATTGATGCCTAGGTTAGTTAGAGGTTGATATGCTATTTGTTTTGCCATTAGATTGTATACCAGTCTGCTTCATATTTAGCATTACCACCATCAATCATAATCGCTTGATTGAGTGAATTGGTAGCTTCTTGAGCAGCGATAGATGACTGTGTTCCACCATCTTCACCACGCTCTGCGATAGCTCTCGCCCACGCTCCTAATACGACAGGCTTACTTGGTACACTTATAACCGTAGCAGCCTCAGTTAGCTCATCTTGATACTTCACAATATCAAACGATATCGTCTGAGCTGATGTAGGTATAGGTGATAAGTCTACTTTTAAGTTATTAGAGGCATCTGCACCATTGAATCCATAATAAGTAGGTTCACCTGTAGGGTCAGTAGGATACATAATACTATTCAAATAATGTCTAGTTACTTGTGTCAGTTGATAACCAGTAGAATTATTTACTACATCTAATACTTTAAACTCTTGACCAGAACTCAGATTATAATTCTTAGTTGAAGCTACAGTATCTATGTCGACAGTCTGTCTCAATACTAACCAATCGTGGTAAGACTCTACACTCCTCTTAGTATCGTTCACTAGAGAACCTATGACCTTCTGATAATCTGTAACTGTAGTTGCGTCATTGATATCACCTGACCAATCAGAAGTTATAGTTTCCTCTCTAAGTCTTATTAGAATCTCGTTAATTAATCCTCTAAATGTCATCTACTTCCCCTTTGCAAGTTGAGCTCCAAAGTAGAACTCTATAATCATCGTAGCCCACCCAAAGATTTCATCCATCTTGAGTAAACCATCTACAGTAGCATACTCTACTACATCCGGTGTGAATTGAAAACCTAAGAAACTAAATCCCTCAATTATAGTAGGAATTACTGTCGGTACATCAAATACAACAGGTGCTACCTGAGTGAATATAACTAAACCTAAGATGACTAAAATTATAATCCTTCTATTCATAGCAGCCATAGGACTCTCTTTGTCTGCTCTATCCCTAGCCATATTGATAGAATCATTCCTTACTTGAAGGGATTGTATCATCAGCTTCTGGTTCTCTGCTGCTGCTTGACTCTTTAAAGCAAAGAGTTTAGCAACAAAGCCTAGTATTATAGGTGCTATATTTGTAAGTAATGTCATCATACAGCTACCCTAAGTGCTTCCATAAGTCCAATCTGAGTGACAATATAGAAACCAATCGCACCATAGACACTCCATTTAATCTGTAGCATATTGGTATTAATCTTCTGGATACACTTATTAGTATCTTCAATACGACTGAACAATTTGCTTATCTGTGAGTCGTGTCTGTCTAATGTAGTTTCCATCCTAGCAATTCTCTCTTCCATAATGTCCTTTACTTATTTGAGCCAATCGCACTACCTGTTAAGATTGCACCAAAGGCTAAGTGAAATAACCCACCACCCATAAGAGTAAAGGGATTGTGTTGTCCTGTCAGTTTCTTCATCAATTCCATCTGTACAAGGGTGTCCTCTGTTGAATTTATTATGTCCATAAACTGACTTATATCTGGTCTATTCAGTCCGTACCAAACAGGAACAAATAGAAAATCGTAAAAGCAAATCAGTAGGTATATTATTAATGCAGTCCATCGCCACCTAGAGGTACTTCTTTCTACATCTGTCATACACAGGGCGGAGTACACATTAAGGCATCAACACCTATTACCATCCCTGCTATAAAAAGAATTACACCTGTGGCTATTAATGCTATTGTTATTTTGCTCATCCTAATTCAGTTTGGGTTGATTTCTTTTCTTTCTTCTTCTTTTTCTTGCTGTCGTTAAACTGTTTCTTCAGAGTATTAAGTTGTTTCTTGAGTGCTTTGTTCTGCTTTATCTGAGAATCCACTTCATCTATGATTACTTCCAAAGCCTCTTTATTCACCATAACTTGCTGACCCATACCGACAACAGCCTTGATTACTTCTTGCAAATCCATTTCCATTCGGACTTGGTTTTCAATCACAGCCTTCTGATTGGACTTCTGGTACTCTGCATACATCGTAGTTACTCGATGGTCGATTCCACTTACATACCAAAGCATTGCTCCTGCTTGTAATGCTATAGCCAGAACTATGGCTGCTGGTACTTTCATTCCATTCATACTAACTCCTAATAATTATAAGATGATGAAGGTTGGCTAGTTCTTAGAGCATCAAATAAATCTTCGTGTTGCTCCATAATTTCCTCGTCCACTTTCAGCATATCGTCCATCTGCTCACGAAGTTTATCTACTTCATCCTCTAGCTTATTAACCTTATCATCAATAACTGCTTGTGTCGTTGATAAAGAAAATGTTTGTGTCATTGTCCAACCACCTAGAGCTATAAGCAGTCCGAGAAGCAGCATTACAATTTGGTCTTTCAATTTCTAAACCACCTAAAATTCTGTTGTATCTTTAATGTAGGATTATCAATCTTATCTAATCTTGAGTTCGCACTTATAGATGTGGTACTAGGAAAGACTGCACATCCAACCATTATTAATGCTGTTGCTATTAATATCAGCTTAATTATCATCTGTCAGCAACCCAATTTTGTATAGCAGTTCTTACTTCTGCTTCAGTCATTTCAACCATAGCATCAGCTGGTGTTGCACCATCTTTCATCATAGGAGTAACATTATGTATTGCTACCTGTCTAGTTTCTAGTTCAGCAGCAGTTAATCTATGTACTGTAGATGGAATATGAAATTCAGGGTTATTTCTAGTAGCACCTATCATAGTGAAATCTGCTGGGTTTACCCAATAACCACCATCATCTACCCAAGATGGACATCTCATTCCACCTGCACCTGCATCTAATAAGTATTCAAGATATATCATCCTTCTTCTCCAAATATAAAAAATCTTCTTTAAGTAATTCCTTGATACCAATTCGTTCCATAACAGCTTTATGTGCATCGTGGAATGTTTCTGCCATCTTATCAAGGAAAGCATATAAATGTTTAACTGTTGGCATCTTACCTTCAGCAATCATCTTATCTTCACTAGCAATATAGTCAGCAATAATTCTAGTAGCTGTCTGTATATGAATACCATACTGCTCCATATACTCCATATTTCCTAGACCAATTCTGCCAGTATTAACCATATCTCTATGTGCTTGTCTGAACGCTTGTTTGATGTGATGGTCAATCTCTGCTTCTTCAGCATCTCTTTCATCCCAATTATCTGGAATATTATGAGATTCTCTAATTTCATCATAGGCACATTGGAATGTAGCAATCTCTTTGAAGGCTGCATCAATATAATCTTTCTGTCGAATCATACCTGCTTCTGCTTCTCTTGCTCTTATTACTGACATCTCATCACCTTTCTCATACCAGTAATCAATTTGAACCTTCTTCTTCTGCATCTTGAAATATGCTTCTTCTAATGCTTTACGCTTCCTTTCAATCTGCGACATACATTGTCTTAGTCTACGATAAGGTGAATCTGTCATCATCGTCAAAGACATTAACTGGTTGGTAGTCTGTGTCTGTGAACGACCTGCTGTACGATTGGCTCTATCAATCTCAACCATCTTCTCAGCAATGATTGCTAATTTCTTATCTGTTATAGTAGCTAAACCACCAACTGACTTCTGTAATGCTTGAAAGCCTTTGTACTCACTTAGGCTTACTACATTATCATCTTTCTTCTGTGCTTTAGCCATATTAATCTCCTGCACAAGCTCCAGCTTGGTGTATATCAGATGAAGTTAAATTACCATAGTCAGTAGCGTTACCAGTTGTGGAGATAGTAATATAATCTAATGTATCATCAGCATCAGACCCAAAAACTCCACGAATATTATTAGAACAAGCACTCCCTGCTAAACCTCTTGCTACTGTTAAGTCACCAAAGTCTGTTGCATTACCAGTTGTAGAGATAGTAATATACTCTATAACATTTACAAAATTGTTGCTACCGGTAGTATCCCCACCTGCAAAAATACCTCTTGTTCTACTTGAACACCCTCCACCCTCAAGTTTACCAGAAGTTAAATCACCAAAGTCTGTGGTGTTACCAGTTGTGGCGATAGTAACATATTCCATAATATTGGAAGCGGCACTACCTGTCCAACCCCCTGCAAACACACCTCTCGTATCGTTGCCCAAGCCATAAGTATTATATCTAGAGCTAACTAAATCACCGAAGTCTACTGAGTTGCCCGTAGTGGCAATAGTAATGTAATCAATAATATTTTTAATATCACTACCAGAAAAATTACCTCCGCCCAATAAACCTTTAGTTCCGTCAGAGCAAGCTCCACCTCCACTCCTTGCTGAAGTTGTATCACCAAAGTCAGCAGCATTACCAAGAGTTGATATAGTAACATAATCAATTATAGCATATCTAGAAGCTCCTCTACCTCCCATCCAAACACCTCTAGAACCATTGGAAGTTGACCCTTGTTGCCTGTTATAAACTGTTAAGTCACCAAAGTCTGCTGCATTGCCTGTGGTTGGTATATTAAAATAATTAATATCCTTGTTACTGGATTCCGCACTTCCAGCTATTAAACCTCTATCTCCATACCAGACTAAAGGAATATAATCAGTACCATCCACCTCTTCCCAAACTGGAGTTCCATCACTTCTAGTCTTGAGCATATCACCACCAGTTGTAGGTGCGTTAGATTGACCTAGTAAGTATGAGTTGTTTATTTTCCTAGTCATCTAATCTCCTGAAGTTGCTCCTGCTGTCCAAGTGGCAGTGCTTAAATCCCCAAAATCTTGTGAATTTCCAGTGCTTTGAATAGTTACATAATTAATAACATCAACTAAACCCCAACTTGTACTATATCCCCCAGCAATTATGCCTCTAGTA